GCACCACATATTATTAACGTGTACCATATTATTAATCCCCTGGTAACACGAGCCTCTTATGGAGTGGACTAACCCCCATTCATGGGCCGAAAACGGCATCACCATGAGAAACAAGGACGGGTGATTCACAAACTCATTTTTCTTTGTTTTTCCATTTATAAACCCATCCAACAAAACCAATCAAACAAGAGGGTAGCGCGCAACTGAACCACCAACGTAGTCAAGCAAGGACACCTCCTGCTCGACTACAAGCTCGAACAACTTAACACCTTGCAACGAAGCAACGGTATTATTACCAGCCACCGCAAAACATGCGGGAACGACGCCCTCCGCACCACCCGCGATTTGCGCACCGATGAAACTACCATCAACTACCACCGTAGCCTGCTGGTTCTGAGTACTGATGTTGAACTCATTCTGCAACTGCCCGGAACCACCGGCAATAAACCGTGTGATATCCCAGGTCTTATGTTCGAACGAAGTAACAACATCAGAACCAGACATCGATGTGACATAATCTAACGGATTACCAGTTGCAGCCGCTGTAGCATACGGAGCAAAGTACGTGGAGGCAACAGAGCCTGGTCCACGAACAAAGCCAATCGCAGCAAGCATAGCCGAACTGGTAGATGGCACCAACGCATTAGCATGAAACCACATGCGATGAATGACTTTCCGAGAATAATGTTTCGAAATATCCGAAACATAATTCTTGCCCAACACAGTGTCAGAACCTAAAATAGGAACAACAACGGCGACATCATTAGTATAATGATAATCGCCGACATGCGCTGAGTCAGAAGTCAAAAAGAGGACTTCATTCGCGGCGCCGTTCGTGCCATCGCCAACGTAAATGTATCCAATGGTCCACGCCATACGCATGCGAGGAAGATCAGACACACCTTTACGTGCGATATTGACACGAACAGCGGCGGGAATACCGCGCATCGTGCGCTCAGGTCGCGACACAACAACCGGCCCACCAGGCGGGGCTGAAGGTTCGACCAAACGCGCACGACGAGCACGCGAAGTTGAACGAGCGCGCAGAACGCGCGTCGCTTTCTTGATTGAACGACGAGAACGAGCCATCTAAACACGAAACACACAAGAACCACCTATCAAAGCAACACAAAGATCCAATGTAAGGCGGTAGGTCACTGACAACTAGGGCCGTGAACCCCTACGGATCGATAGTCCGTGCCTACAACAGGCCGATCCCCGAGATCAGACAGATCAACACTCATTATCTGATCTAAAACGGGATGGACTAACAGCCCTACCTTACCCGCGTGGCCTAAGACAAACGACTCACAATCGGCTATTTCAGCCGGTACAATCGAATACCTATCACAAAACCACGCAAACACTCGCATCGGATCAACATCGGGGAGACCAGGGTCTACCAAGGGTCTTTTGCCAGTCGCAATCAACCGAGCATCACGATCATTCGCTCGGTAAAAAGCATTCATGACTGGCAAGAAACCCGAAAGGTCACGCTGACCCACGACGACCGAATGGACATACGCATCAAAATCGCGCGGAATCGGCGGTTTTGTTGTCCACATCAACCGCGACAGAAGCCGACCTGGTTTAGGAACAAACAACAAACCTCCAGCATCGCACCATATCCCGGAAATAAACGACACATCACGATAGTCATTAAATTTTCGGTACTCAGGTGTTATGCCGAGCTCCGACTCAACACGCGCGAAAGCGTGCTCATCAAAATCGCTAGCAAGAACAACCAGCAAATCATCGCCCGCGACGATAATGTCACCAGACAAACCTAGGACACTCATCGCCTCAAAAGCTATTGCCGCATTCACTAACGAATTGCCCAAAGTGGTGTCATTGTGGCCCGACTTAACCGTACCGCGCAATCGATACTTCAACTCACCAGTATCAAAACGACCACACGCTCGAACAGAAAATCCCTGTTCAACAAAACGAACAAAATCGTCACCAACCACATCATACAACACCAACTTCAGGTCATGATGAGCACGCTGCATAGTCGCATCCCAGGACTTACCATCCCGCTCATAAAAGAAAGGGGTGTCGTACTCATCAAGGCAATCAGACATCCAGCGCCCAAGCTGAACCGAGTTCAGCCCTGACGCCAGAGTAACCTTAATTTTCTGACCCCGCCGATACAAAACCTCCACACAAGCTTTCTGCAAAGCAGTGAAATGAGGTCCAAAAAGACTCTGCGTACACATCGTACGATAGTACTGTATACAGCGAGCCTTCTTCGGAAAAGTATGGCCTCCCTCTCTCTTAACCATGCACGTGATCTCATCCGGACAGACGAACTCAAACGTCTCGGAATTCTCAATCGCTCGACGTTTCCCAAGCGGCCATTTTTCAATCCAAGCATCCTCCCAATGACTAAAATAATCATAATAGGAATCAGCGACTAACGGCCGCAATTGAAGAAAGAAGTCGCGAGAGAAAACAAAATCACGCACAACCGGGGGCTGGCGAGTCCCATGGCGATAACAGAGCGCGTTGTGGGCATTACAGCCACATGAACGACAAGCATGTGACATAGCTGTGGCCAAACCAACCAACGTCGCACCCGATTGCTTATCATCACAAACAAGTCGGGGACGTTTAACTATGACACAATTGTCGCCCAAGTTGCTCTCGTCACCCGGACCAAGGCAAACAGTATCAGCGACATTAGCACAAAGTGCATAACAACCAGTCGCAACACTAGCCAGGTCAACGGACGACGAAACAACGCGCCCATAATCGTCAAGATCGCCGAGGGTCCCATGGCTTCAAGTGGCAGGGTTAGCGCGCAATGCATATCGGTGACACAACCACCGATCACGCAACTCGCGCACCACACCACGCACACCCAAAACCGACCCCAACATGACCATAACAGCACCCATGAACCGCGCGCAGTTATTCTTTACCGCGCACAGCCCAACACCGCCGGCAAACAGCCCGATCACCGAGCCAACACCTGGCTCATAGGGACGCCGGTGCAAACACGACCGCAACAAGCGATCACGCCGAGCGACCCCAAAAGCGTCCAAAACGCTGGGTCTATCCTCGCGAAATCGCTTGTGAAAAAGGTCGCTTGCACGCTTATACGTCAACCCATGTGATCGTCCGAACCTGGTTATGATCGAGTTGATCGAAACACGGATATGCTTAACAACAGCTTCATCCGAGTCCGTCGGGGTCTTCGCCACCAGACGCGACACAAACAACTCAAGATCATCTACAACAGGTTCGGGTACTACCTGAGCCACGACAACTGGCGCCTCGAGCACAACCTCGCTCGATTCAACGATTGGATTCCGCACGGACACCTCTCCCCACAACGCGGGGGTCAACGGAAGATCGGAAAACACAACCTCATACACATGAGTGTCTCCAAACCGACGCACTTCCGAAAAACATGCTTCCAACCGGACGCCACCTTCGCCCTGAATGACGTGACCCGACAACATCGGGGTCACGTCATTATGCTCATATGTGGTACCACACGCCGCCGTCGGCCGCATCACAATGCTGCCGTCACATTGACGTTTCCAAACAAACTCACCGTCGCCAACCGATCCCGATTCACCATCGAATCGATGAATGACGACATAAGCACGATCACCAGCACACACACGCGAAAAATCCGAATCATCCATATAATAATACGAATGAACGAACAACCACGTGCGGCCGGTCATCGCACCGGGCTGCTTATCAAAAGCGCACGTACAATCGCGCGCTCGATGCAAACACCCTGTGAGTCGGTCTGAAAACCGCCACGTCTCCCCGACAGGTGTCGGCGCGGGAAATTCTTCCCGCAGTCTGGACACTCGGATACAATCCGCCGCACAAGTTATCGGCGCTTGCACGTGAACCGACCCAATAGCTGGGTAACGTTTCAAATTGTTCCGAGCATAGCAGAAGCCACCATGACTCCCACCAACATCCAGAATTCGACCCACACGCTTCGACGTGGTGGCATAAGCTTGAACACGACCATATACATAGTCAAGCGCCAAACGCCTTTGCTCCGCCACGTTGGGATGGGGTCGAACCGGCACCGTGTCGCTCGAGGCGGCTCCACCATCAGGCGGCCGCCTCACCTTAGTTTCTGGCTTTCTACGGGTGTGTTGTTGCTGACCGCCAGGAGCAACACTTTCACCACCAGGAACTACCTCCCGCAAGATACGACTCTTACGAGGCATCGCAAAACGCAAAGAAAAGAAAAGCGAAAAGACGCAAAGCGCTAAGCGGATTCTACAGTTTATACCGATG